TCGTACAGAATTGCCCTGCACACCTAATGTCCCGCGCATTAGACAAATTCCAAGGTCAATACGGATTTTCCGTAGGGACGCAAGGAACAGCTACGGCTGGCTATTGGGCGATCCAAATGCTTTCAGACACCACATTTAGCGCAATTAGCGGTAAATATGATGGCACACTGACTGGCGTTACGATTGGCTCAGGCAACATCATCTATGGCGAGTTCGACAGCTACACGGCTGGAACTGGCAAGGTGATCGGCTACATAGCTGGTTAATGATTCAAGTAATCACATCGCCAAAGGTTCTATCCCTTGGCGGGTGATTGCATTGTAATTATATGCCAAGACTATCTTTAGGATTGGGAGTGCAAGCCGTCAGCAAGGTTAAAGGTGGCGGTGCTGCGCCTAGCGGGATTGTTGCCGCAACAGCAGGAAATCTTAATATTTCTTTTGGTTATTTTAACCCAGCAACATATACAAAACTTTCAAATACGGAATGGAAGATTGATTTTGGAGAAGGTGAATTTCAGAGATTAAGTTGGAATATATTTTCTGCACTTGCTTGGACTTTAGATGAGAACAATGGAGGCTCATTTGTAGCAACAAATCCAAGTGTAAATCCACTTATTATTCCTACAACTGGATGGACTTATAGTCTTGGGTCTGGTCCAGCAGTCACCATCACCGCCGCTTGATATAATTATATGCCAAGATTATCTTTAGGATTGGGGGTACAGGCCGTTAGAAAGGTTAAGGGTGGTGCCGCACCTAGCGGTCTTGTTGTAGCTACAACAAACGCAGTTAATATATCTGGCAACAATAGCATTGTTCCAGACGGAACATATACAAAAGTTACAACAACTCTTACTAGAGTTGCTGGATCGCTTATAAGCGACAAACTACTTCTTGATACTGGAGTAGTTTATCTGAAAGAAGCTGGATATGGAGATGCCGATTATCCAACTTCCCCATATGGCTATATTTTAATTGCTCCAAACACAACATTTACAGCAACATTTCTTGATGCACTTGCTCCTGATTCAACTTGGAGGTCTGGAAAGGTTTATGGATTTTATGTAGACGAGGGCGGGGCTTTTGAGTTTCCTGCTCTTAACGACACTACATCAACAGATTCAACAATCATTCCTACATCTGGTTGGGCTTATCCAATCACCATCACCGCCGCTTGATGAACATTCCGCTAGTCATCCTCTGCCTTGCCTTTGCCTCTTGCTCACCACGCAAGGTTGACAGCAACCCGCTTCCAGTATATTCGGATATGGGCGCAGCATCTGACTTGGGGGCTACCAAGCCATGAGTGAGGAACAGGTGTGGAACATGGAAGTTAGGCTCGCCAGGATGGAAGAGCGTCAGGTTCAGCTTTACGCTATGGTAGAAAGGTCACTTGCTTTCCACGGGGATGTTGCTAATAGATTAGGTGCGCTAGAAACCTTAAAGACGAAGGTTCTGGCTGTAGCTGGAGTCGTTGGGCTGGCCTGCTCAATGGCTTGGGATGTCCTCAAAAACCGCCTTTCTAACTAGGAGACTAAATGCCCACACTTGGAACACAGACGATCAGTAGTAGCTTTGCACAGCTTCTAAAAACCTTTACCACTGGTGGGCTTAGTGGCTCTTTGCAGGTTGTTACCGATGGAGATGATACTTCTTCCGCGCTATCCCTTTCAACTACTGGTGTAAGCAGCACTGGTTCTTTCTCGGTTGATGGAGCATCAACACTTACTGGTGCTGTTACCTTTGGGACAAACATCACAGCGTCAACTGGAACTGCAACGCTAGGCGCGATTGCTTCCACAACGATCAACAATAGCGGTCTTGCCACGGTTGGAACGCTAAAGGTCGGTGCATCTGGACCAAGCCTTACGGCGGTAACATTTGCAACCGCAGCTTATGCTGGCGCGACAGTATTGGATATTGACCACGCAACAACAGGATCGAATGTAAGCACTGGCACGCTTGCGGCATCTGGAGTTGTTCTTGGCGATATGGTCATTGGCAATATAAATTCAATTGGATCTACAACTGGAGCAACGCCTGCTGGATTATTGCAAGACTTTAGGATTGAATCAGCGGGTGTATTGCGTTTTACAATTTTCAATTCCACCCAAACAACAGGCACAATTCCAGCAGGAACTATCTTTGCAACCGCACTGAGGTTTACAGCTTAATATGGCAAACATAATCAATCGTCAGCAGACGTTCTCCACCAACGGTACGGTTACTGCGGCTGGCCTGCACAACCTAATTGATACCGCGCTTGTCAATTCTGCGATCATTAAGAACCAGCAGGAGATCACAACCATTGGTACGGCTGACTTGCTTCTCATTGCTCCAGACAGCGTTGATGCTTCTCTAGCTCCACGGAAGGTAACAGTTCAGAATCTTATAGAAGACGGACTTACTGCTGGAACATTTGTTAACTTAAATCTAACTGGCGCGTTGACCTACGGCACTGCTACAGGAAATCGCACAGTTAGCACAAGTGCAACGATTACAACTGGCACGATACCTAACCTTACTGCTGGAACGACTACATCGACTGCGGCCACGATTACCAACGGAACGATTACAACGGCTTTGATTCCAACCCTTACCGCTGGAACTACAACTGGTACAGCAGGCATCTTTACTTCTGGAACAGTTGCCACGCTTAACAGCACCACTGGAACAATAACAAATCTTTCAACCACCCTAGCTGGCGATTTCACAATTACGCAAGGAACAGGAACAATTGGAACTGGAGTTGTTACGGCAGCAAAGATGGCGAATCCTCAATACACTGGCTTCCGCAATCGCATCATCAATGGTGACATGCGGATTGATCAGAGGAATTCGGGAGCGAGTGTTAACTCTTCTTCGTCAGGTTCATTTGCTGTTGATAGGTTTATATGTTACGGAGATGGTGGAGGCGTATATTCGGCCCAGCAATCTTCAGATGTTCCAACTGGAAAGGGGTTTAATAAATCAATTAAATGCACTGTTACGTCAGTTGATTCGCCCACAGGAAGTGATTACTACTTAATATCTCAGCATATTGAGGGTTACAACATATCTGATTTAGATTTTGGGACTGCAAATTCAAAAACAATCATAGTTTCATTTTGGGTTAAATCAAGTATTTCTGGTGCATACACATTAGCCATAAGAAACAATGCTCTAAATAGGGCATATAGGGCTTCTTATACAATAAATTCTACAGATACTTGGGAACAGAAAGCAATCACAATATCTGGAGATACATCTGGAACATGGTTAACTGATAATGGAACAGGCTTCCAAGCTTCATTTGCTCTTGGTGCTGGATCAAGCCTTACTGGAAGTGCAAATAACTGGTCTTCTGATGATGATTATGCAGCGACTGGACAGACTCAATGGATTTCTACAAACGGAGCCACCTTCTACATCACAGGAGTCCAACTCGAAGCAGGCTCAACCGCAACTGAGTTCGAGCGCAGGCCGATTGGGACGGAGCTTGCGTTGTGTCAGAGGTATTACGAACAAAGCACAAGTCTTACTGGAGATGCAGGAGCTAGAGGTTTAATTGCTTATGCTACCACTGCTGTGCAAGGATTTTATTTTGTAGTTACAAAACGAACAGCCCCAACTGTAGTGGCTTACAGCCGAAACGGAACTATAAACAAAATGTCAAGCTCCGCTACAGGTTCTGACACAGCAACTGCAACAGCAGCAGGCATTACAGCTTCGGGTATTCAGCAAATTTCAAGTTCAGGACTTACGACTGGAATGCAATTTGAAGCAAACTACACAGCATCAGCGGAGCTATAAATGGAAAATTACAAATTACTTGTTGAATACGGACAAATCAGAAGTGTTTTTAATCCTAAAAAAGGTGTCATACCATTCGACCCAGCCAACACCGACTACCAAGCCTACCTCAAATGGCTTGCCGAAGGCAACACTCCGCTTCCTGCTGACGAATCCAGCGAGGGATAAATGACCCTAACTGAAATCGCCCAATACGCTGGCGAGAAGGTTGGCAAGACCGACTCGGATACGCTTGCCTTTCTACAGAAAGCAGCAAGCCTAGCCTATCGGCGTGTATGGGACTTTGCGCCTTGGCGTGAGACTGTCACCAACTCAACCTATTCAGTTGGCACAAATAGGCAGATCACATTAGGCACTAATGTCGAGACTCCTCTATCGGTAGCCTACAACGATGCAGAGGTTGACCCGATTGATTTGGCAACGATTGTAAGCCAAGACCCAGGCTTGCTTGACGATGCTCGCACTGGAGATCCAGATACCTACCATTTCACTGGTCGCAACAGCAGTGGCGTTGCACAACTAAACCTTTACCCAAGGCTTGCCACATCTGGCACAATCCCATTGCGCGTAGTGGAGAAGCTAAAGTGCCTTACTCGCACAAACATCATTGTTGACTTTCCTCCATCGCAAGCCGCGCTGGATGACGAACTTCGCCTACCCCACGTTCATCACTTGGTTCTAGCCTTGACGCATTCTGACGCACTTGAGCGTGAACGGCAGTATGCCAAGGCGCAAGCCATCACGCAGACTGCTAATATTGATCTTGCAGCTATGGCTAACTACGAGTTGAGCCAGGTTGGTGGAGTGAAGCAGATCACTCCGCAAAGTTTAGGTGAGCTAACCATAGAAGAAATGTTCTCGGCTTAAAGGAGGCACAATGCCTTTATACAGCGACAACTTGGACGATGTTCTGTCCTTTGACGGAATACGCAATTTTACTGGCGGTCAAGCCAGCGGCCTTCAATCTGACCTACTAGCCGAGAACCAAGTACAAGAGTTGTACAATATGACCCTTTCACCAAAGGGTAATCTTGAGACTCGCGTAGGTGCGACAAGCTTTGCAACTGGCGCAACTAGCTCGGCAACTTCCGTTGGCGGGATGCGATACTATGAAACGTCAGCATACCAGCAATTGCTGACTGTTACTGGTGGTAAATTTTACAGCATTGAATCAAGCGGAAGTGCAACAGTCCACATTGGGTATCAACAATGGAATAATACAAATATAACTTGGACAGCAGCGACCAGCCAATGGCGAGACGGCTACAGCGTGGCAGAAGACATTGAGGTATCTTTTGCACAGTTTGTTGACAAGATGTTTCTATCTGATTCCGATAGCGACCTACACTTTTGGGATGGAACTGCGGTTGAGAGGCAGGGTGGAAAGGTTAGGGCAATTACAGTAACAACTGCTGGTAGCGGTTATACAAGCGCGACTGCAATTATTACTGGCCCAACGCTTGGCGGAACAATGCCAGAGTTAATCACACTTGTCGCTGGTGGGGCTGTTACTGGCGTTACGGTTGTTAATGGTGGGTCTGGCTACTCTACTGCACCTACCGTTACAATCATTGGAAATGGCTCTGGTGCTACGGCCACAGCAACAGTCAGCGCGCCTCCAGCGGGTATTAGGATTTTGGTCAACGCTGAAAACAGATTGTTTGGCGTTGGCTCTGGTGCAAACAGAAACACGCTTTATGCCTCAGACATTCTTGATCCCTCAGTATGGGCATCAACCAACAGCATCGTTGTCAACGGCGATGATGGAGATCAGATTACGGCTGTTGTGCCTTACTACAAGAATAGGCTGATCGTATTCAAGAAGCGCAGAGTGTTCCAAGTTGACATTCCTAGCGATGCCGCTTCTGGTGCGGATTGGATTGTTTCCATCATTTCAAACAACACTGGATGCGTGGCAACTGGAACTGCTGTTCAAGTAAGCAGCGACATTCTGTTCCTATCCGACAACGGAATCAGATCGCTAGTTCGATCTGCGGCAGACGATTTCAGTTCAGTTGGAATACCTATTTCAGAGATTGTCAAGGATGTGATCCAGAGCATCAACACGGATTCTATTAGGGTGGCTACCGCAATCTACTATGATAACCGCTACTTCCTCGCCATACCTACTGGATCAAACGATTACAACGACACGCTCTTGGTTTACAACACGGCGTTAAACGCATTCGAGGGAACATGGACTCCGCAGGTTATGCAGTTCACGCTTACGAATTTTAATCAAGAAGGCTCTAGGGCGATGTTCAAAAAGACCAATGGCATAATCGAGAAGTATGCTGGCTACAAGTCTCCCGCTGGCACTACGTCTGCAGATTATCAGGACGCTGGAACTGATTACCAGTCTTATGTGCGTACAAAGGATTTTAATTTTGGAGATCCATTCTCGCTAAAATACGGTTCGCATTTCGAGGTCATCTTTGACAACTCCTTTTCATCCGATGCCACTATTGCAATCCAGCGCGACATTGACGTTGGCGACATTGACGTTGCATCCAACATAAATATTGCAAGCTCAGTTCTAACTCTCCCATTCACGCTTCCAGCAGTCCTGCCAACATCGGTCAAAAAGAAGCTTGCCAGCGACCTGCGCAAGTACGAGAAGTGGCGCTTGCTTAACATTAAGATTTCAACACCAGCAAACAAGATGGCGATCCGCCAGATCACGGCTGCTGCAAATCCAGATACAATCCTAATCCAGCAAACGATATGACGGCTATTGAGTATATTGAGCAAAGCAGCGTTCCAGAGGCTATGTGGCCTAACCTAGCTGAGTGGTTTGGCTGGTTCGAGAAGCAGGGTATGGTGGGGATTGTTAAGGATAAGGACGGCATTGCAGGCGTGGCTTTGGCTAGGTGTCTAAAGGATGGGCAAGAGTCTAATCATTATGTGCATAGCGAAGATGGTGAGAATGTCTTTGTTGACTTGACGATCTCATCAAAAGGTGCTAAATCCTTACGATGCTTGCTGTTGCTCCTTTGGGAGCGTTTTGGTCCTCGCAAGCGGATCACCTTTAATCGTTCTGGCAAACCAAGGAGTTATGATTATATGACATTTATGCGAAAGGCGAAGGTTTAACACCATGGGTGGATCGCCTTCTATTCCTTCACCGCCTCCGCCGCCCGATCCAAGAGAGACGGCGCGGGCTAGTGCAGACGCGTATAGCATGAATGTTGACACTTACATCAGTAAATTGCCAGAGATGGCTGCTACTGAAAACAGGCTGCGCTCACAGTATATGCCTC